GAACCTAGCGCAGCGCGACAACCTCATGCTGGTGAAGGCAGAGTTACTGAGAGAGAAGCGGCGGGAGTACGCACGTAGGTACGCCGCCAAGATACGAGCCGAGCTACGTGAGTGGCGCGAGAAACAGAAACAACTGGAAGGAGAAGCATGATGAAATTTTTGAAGGACTTGTTCAAGATGAAGTGCGCGGAGTGCCGACAGGTACGCGTTTATTTTTGGCAGCAACGCTGCAGTTTTTGTAGCCCCAACGAAGGAGAAGTGAAATGAACTACGACATCAAGACCAAAGAAGGTATGGCCAACTCAGTGGCATGGACTGAGCGACTATTCAGCATGCTGCAGGACGGGGCTATGTGGGCTGTCCCGCGTAGCGGAACGGCAGTGCGTGTGTACCCCAGCAAGAAGGAAGCGCACATCACTGAGGGGCTGCGGCCCGACAAGTCCATCGAGCAAGTCATCAAGGCGATGGGGTGGACGGTGACAATTTTATAAATTGATACCTACCCCCGAGAGGGGGTTGGGATTCTAGAATCATTCACGGCAACTAAATCATAGGAGAAGCAAATGCCCGATATGCAAACAGCACTCAGTAAAGTCATCAACTCTTGGGAACAAGAAGTAGATGCAGCAAACGCACCGCAAGTAACGACGGGTGTCAGTCAAGCCACGCACCAGTACGTCAAGGACAACCCCGGCACAACCAAGTCGGAGGCCATCAAAGAGCTTGACAAGCTGGGCTACAAACCCACGTCTACCACCACGCTACTGTCGGCCATGATTCGTACAAAGCAAATCACCGTTAACGTGAATGGCGGTATGTACATAGTCCACGAACACTACAAACCCATCCAAGCAAACAAGAAGAAGCCAGCGCCCAAGGCGAAGCCCATACAAGCGGGCGACATAAAGCCATTGGAACAAGCGCAAGGCATTGCAGCTTTGGGTGTTCAGGCTACCCCTGCTCCCACGCCTACGGCACCGTCCACCAAGCTGACAGCCAAGCAGGTACTGGAGACGCTCAACGTCCAAGAGGCGTATGAGCTGTACAAAGAACTCGACAAAATGTTTAACTGAAAGGAACAACCATGATTAAGTACTTGAAGAAATTGTTATCCGGCCCGACCGATTTGGAAGCCGCCGCCACCGAGCTGTCCGAGGCATACCTTGAGCTGCTGTCTGCACAGACTGGGGTTGACTACGCCAAGAGCATGGTGGACTACAACGAAGCCCGCATCGCCCGCCTTGAGGCGTACCTTGCGCAGTACGGAGACCGTAAATGAACGCACTCAAGAACTTACTCGCGCTGGTGGGCGCTGTGGCTACCACCATGTTCATCCTTGGCTACGCGTACGCGTCCGTGCCTTTGGTGGTACCCAAGACCTGCACCCCAACTTTTATTGATCGGATTTTGAAATGACCTACGACTGGATTAAATCAACTGAACGTCTACCGGAAGTCGGGCAACGCTGTATCGTGGCATGGGCAGACCAAGCCGTACCGCACACAGCAACCTTACTCAAAGACGAGCTGAACCCCGGCAAAAATAAGTGGCTTGCGTCCAATGGAAGAAGCGTGGCCTACGACCCGCTGTACTGGATGCTGTGCCCCGACATGCCACCTATAAGGAGCCGAAATGAAACTCTATAACGTACCGCGTAATACCAAAGTCAAGCTGAGTGATGGGGTCGTCCTTTTGTTCCACCACATTGACGGGATGTACAGTGTGTGTACAGACGACAACGGCGACATCTTCCATATCAGCGCAAGTGAGGAAGTTGAAATAGTAGGAGGCAAAGATGAGAGTAAATAAAACTGCACCGCTCGGGGCATTCGTTAACAACGTCAGCGAAAAAGCACCAAAAAAGATGCGAACGGGAAATGTAACATTAGCTTTACATAAAGCCCCTGATGCGCCATTAACAGTACAAGCGCCCAAGATGAACCTATGGGAACGCCCAGTGTACGTACCGGAGCAGGGCTATGTGCGGCGTGGTGCTGATGACTTCCTGCGTGTGCAGAGCAGGGGGTTCTGATGTGGCCCTTCCCACCATACCCGAGGCCGGTGCCTGCTAAAGCACCACCGCTTAAACCTAACCCCGACAACTATGAGGACGCACCGTGGTAACTAAAGACAAAGCATTTCTTGATTGGTATACCAGCAATGGATATTGGGGCAATGAAGATTTCAAGCAAGGGTGTAAGCGTGCGTGGGACGCCGCCCTAGCACAGCCACCAGAACCCCGCAACTTCTGCCCACGTTGCGGTAAGCGCCTTGGGGGGGATGTTAACTACATACACACCTGCACACCACCGCGTGGATTGTGATGACTAAAGACGAAGCATTGAAGCTGGCGCTTGAGGCGTTGAAAAGCATAAACGAAATGTTTGACTATGAAGGCAACGGTTTCAAACTTGAATATGAAATCAAAGCCCTAGAAGAAGCACTTAAGCAAGCTTTTGCAGCACCTGTGCAGGAGCCTGCGACCGACAGTTTTGTTCAGCAAGTGCCGGACAAGTGCGACCGCATTGTTTGGCGCGGCATTTACTACCACCTTCCACCCGCAGCGCAGTGGGCGCAGAGTGGAGATGAGATATGACTTGGCCTTTCCAACCATACCCACGGCCTGTGCCCACCAAAGCACCACCGCTTAAACCTAACCCTGACAACTATGAGGAGTCCCCATTTTGACCAAAGACGAAGCATTGAAGCTGGCACTTGAGGCGTTGGAAACCTGCGGAGACGATGAGTGGCACACCGATGACGACTACGGAATGACACAAGTTTACGATGACCACAAAGTAAGCGAAGCCATCACCGCCATCAAAGAAGCCCTAGCACAGCCAGCGCAGGAGCCTGACCGCCAAACATTGCAAGCGAATGGAACGCACCCAGCACCATGCGCCCGACACTGCGAAGCAACGGCTTTTAACATCGTAATACGGCATTTGGAGGCGCAGTTAGCACAGCCAGCGCAGGAGCCGGTGGCATGGGGTGTATTTGAGGGTAACCTGCACGACCTGTTCTTGACGCAAGCAGAAGCGCAGGAGATGGCGGCACTGAAAGGTAGCCATGCAAAGGTTCGGCCCCTCTACACCACCCCACCCCAGCGCCCGTGGGTAGGGCTGACGGATGATGAGATTCAAGAATGTTGGGACACACCTTTAACCCCTTACGGAATGCAACACGCAAAAGAGATGGTAGCCAAACTCAAGGAGAAGAACACATGAACAAACGAGACAACGAGCTTTGGAAACAATCCTTATACGATGGTGACATAGCAAAGTCAACAATAGCTCATTTTGCCGACCTCATCCGTGCCGATGAGCGTGAGGCTTGTGCGAAGGTGATTGAAGAATACCCAGAGTGGCTTGGGGTCAACGCCAAAAGAGATATAGCCGCCGCCATACGAGCAAGGGGGAACAATGTATAGCTACGGCAAACAAGTACGCCAAGTACTACGGGACAACCCCGATGGATTAACGGTGGCGCAGGTAGTGATTGCAACAGGCGCGCCGGAGAACACCGTTAACAGACTGCTACGTAACATGCCCGATGCCTACATCGACAGGTGGATGTATCGTGGAACAAAGAAGTACGCCAGCGCCGTATGGTGCGTAGTCGTGCCCCCAGAGAATTGCCCCAAACCAACACCTTAAAGGAAACCAAATGACTTCTAACGAACAACTAATCAACGACTGCGTGTCGCCCTTCACCACTACACAACGCCAGCGTTTGCAAGACCTGAGTAAAGTGCAGCCACAGGGCAGCGACTACCCCGTGCACCCCAACGTAGCTTTGGAGGCGTATATTGCCCAGCTCAAGGAGTTCTACCCCGAGATGTTTCAGACCCCTGCAACAATGAAAGCGCGTGTGTTCTTTGATGAGCCGCGTTCCCTGTCAACCCACCACGCCCGCTTCGTGCGGCCCCTAAGCAATTCCCCCTATCGGAGCAACACATGACACCTAAAAAAGATATCCCCAACTTCGCCGCATGGAGCAATCAGAACTTGGCCAACTTCGCAGCCGAGGCGTACATCCGTATGCAGGAACTGCAAGAAGAGAACGAGCACCTGAAGCTGGACACCAAGGCGGCGCTCGAAGCCGCACGTAAAGAAATGTTGGAGCGCATCAAATGATCGACTACGGACGAGCACCTATTAAGGCAGAGGGCGGTATCGCCGACCCCGATTCGTTCGAGTGGCAGTGCGGGTGCCCTGACTGCGAAAAGAAGTACTACGATTGGAAAGCCGACTACGACAACGAGCAAGCACACTACAAGGAGAAAGAGCAATGAACGAAATTACTGCATCGGATTGGGTGGGCATCCGCATGGTTTACCTATTGCTGGCGTATGACCCCTCTAGCGCATCGCACCCTGAAGTACAACGGGTAATGCGGTTTTACGAAGACAAGTGTGGCATCTCGCGACACACCGATTGGCCCCAAATATTTGACAAGCTGCGCCAAGACAACGGATGGCGCAACACCTTCATCGAGACGGGTTCTGCGTTAAACAGACGCCTTGCACGCAGCGTAACGATCCACTACAAGGAGAAAGAGCAATGACGCCTGAAGGCAAGGTCAAAGCTGCCGTACGCAAAGTGCTGGACGCCGAGGGCGTGTACTACTTCAGCCCTGCGGCCAATGGCTTTGGGCGTGCGGGTATCCCTGACATCATCTGCTGCGTGAAGGGATTCTTTCTGGCGATTGAACTCAAGGCAGGCAAGGGCAAGACCACAGCGCTGCAAGACA